CCCGTTGCGACGCCGGCCGAGACCGCCGCTTCGGCTGCCGCTTCGCCCAGCGCTTCATTCGCCGCTTCGTCCAGCGCGCCGTCCGCACCGCACGTGGCGGCCGACGCGCCCGCCGCGTCCGGCGCGTCGGCCGCCATTGCGCGGCCCGAGATCGTTTCTTTCGTGCATCCCGCAGCGTGTCCGCATTGCGAAGCGAATCGCCGTGCCGCGGCGTCGGCGCGCTTCAACATGAAGGTGGCGGTCGGCGTGCTCGGCGTCGCCGCGCTCGTCATCGCGTTCTTCGGCTACAAGGCGAACGACGCGGCGAATGCGCTGCACGCGTTGCGCGCGGAATCGGCGGGCTGCATGTTCGAAGGCAGGTCGTACGCGGTCGGCAGCATCATCGACAACCCCGCCGCGCCGGATATCGAATGCGTCCGGATGACCGCGGGCAGCGTGCCGGAATGGCAAACGCTGAAGCCGAACCGCATCGCGCGACGGTGAGCGGGCGGCGGTGAGGGCGGTGAGGGCGGTAAGGGCGGTAAGGGCGGTAAGGGCGGTAAGGGCGGTAAGGGCGGCGAGTCGATCGGTGTGAGCGATGTGCGGCGGCAAGCCGGCGCACCGGATCGCGGGCGGGAATCGTCGAGCCGCGACGCGGCTTCGAAGCGAAACGTCTTGCCGAGACGCCGGATCGGACCACGCGATCGAAAGCGCCGGGTTGAAGCATCGAAGCCAAGCGCCGAATCAGAACGCCGAACCCAAACACCGAACCCAAGCGCCGAACCCAAACGCCGAACCCAAACGCCGAACCCCAGGACCACAGTCAAACCGAACGAACGGAATCGCCGCCCCGACAAGCGGTTTCCCGCGGCACGAATCCCGCGACGATTCGCCCCGCTTCGCGCAGCATCCGTCCACACGCGCCGCGCGCCAAATAAAGGCGATTAAAAGACCTGTCCCGACATGCCGCCGATGATGGCGGCATGTTCACTTTCGGGAGAGGCCGATGCCCTTCACCAGACGTTTTCCGCGGCTCACGAGCTGGATCGTCGCCGCGATCGTGCTGATCGTCGCGATCGCATTGATTTCTCCGCAGCAGCTGCCGGTGTCGCTCTACAAGCTGAGCCTCGTGAGTCTCGCGGCCGTCGTCGCGTACTGGCTCGATCGCGGGCTTTTTCCGTACGCGCGCCCGGACAGCTATCTGCAGGCCGACTGGCGGCACGGCGCGGGCAACGAGTCGTTCGACGCCGACTACAAGATCGCCGCCGGTTACGAGCGCGTGTTCGCCGCGGCGATGCTGCGGCGTGCGCTGATCGTCGTCGGCGTCGTGATCGGCGTCGCGCTGGGCCTGTGACGATGCGCGCGACGATCCTGATCGCGGCGCTGCTGTGCGCGCCGGCCGCGGCTGGCGCGCAGATTCCCGAGAAAGCGTATGCGTACCGCGCCGAGCTCACCCGCAACGCGCGTGCGGTGTGGGGGCTCGACGCTCCCGTGTCGACGTTCGCCGCGCAGATTCATCAGGAGAGCAGATGGCGTGCGGACGCGGTGAGCCCGGTGGGCGCGCAGGGGATGACGCAGTTCATGCCCGCGACGACGCGATGGCTCGCGGGCCGCTATCGCGCCGAGCTCGGCGACGCGCAGCCGTTCAACCCGTCGTGGTCGCTGCGCGCGCTCGTGCGCTACGACCGCTTCCTGTGGGACCGGATCGACGCCGACGGCCGCTGCGAACGCCTCGCGATGACGCTGTCCGCATACAACGGCGGCCTCGGCTGGGTTTACCGAGATCAACGCGCGGCCGCCGCGGGCGGTGCGGACCGTCGCCGCTGGTTCGGTCACGTCGAGCGTTTCAACGCGGGCCGCGGCGCTGCGGCGTTTCGCGAGAATCGCGGCTATCCGCGCACGATCCTGCGCACGTTCGAGCCGCGCTACGTCGACGCGGGCTTCGGGCCGGGAGCGTGCGCATGAGCGGGCCGCTTCCATTCGCGCGCGGCCCGCTTGGCGCGCTCGTCATCGCGTCGGCGGCGAGCGCGCTCGTTGCCGGCGCGGCGGGTTACGTCAAGGGCCAGCGCGCCGGCGCGCACGCGGCCGACGCGAAACTCGCCGCCGTCGAGCGCCGCCACGCCGACGCGTTGCGCGACGCGGTCGAGAACGCACGCGCGCAGGAGCGCGCCCAAACGCTGCGCGCGAACCGGCTCGCCGCCGCGCTTTTCACCGAGAAGGCGCGGCACGCGCTCGACGCCGACGCATTGAAACGGAGAATCGCCCATGTCACCAGCCAATATCGCCCGACGCCGGATGCGCGTCCTGAGGCTTTGCCTCGCTGCGTTTTCACCGGCGGCTTTGTCGGCGTGTGGAACGCCGCCGCCGGCATTGACGCCGCTCGCCTGTCCGAAGCCGATCGTGCCGCCGGAGCTGCTGCGCCGGCCGGCCCCGACGACGACATTGACTCCGGGGTACGCGAGGACGACGTCCTCGCCAATCACGTCGACAACGCGCGACGCAGCCGCGATATCGAAGCGCAACTGAACGCGCTGATCGACTGGATCGAAGGGAGCGGGCAGTGACGCTGCAGGTCGAATTCTGGCAGCTGGCATCGATGTTCGCGACGTTCGTCGGGCTGCTGGGCGCGGCGGGCAAGGCGTTGTTCGTGCAGATCGAGCGCCACCAGGCCGATCGCGATCAGAAGCAGGAGGAGCAGTTGCGGATGCTGCTCGAGCAGATCGGCCGGCAGACCGACAACGTCGCGCGCGTCGAGCGCGATTTCCTGAAGTTTCAGGCCGACCTGCCGCTGCAATACGTGCGGCGCGAGGACTACGTGCGCAATCAGACCGTCATCGAGGCGAAGCTCGACGCGGTCGCGCTGAAGATCGAGAATCTGCAATTGCGGGGGGGCTCGTGACGCAGTGCGCGCCGGGCGGCATCGACCATGCGAAGGTGCGCCGCGAGACGCTGCGCTGGCATTTGATTCTCGCGCTGTACAACGCGCGGCCGGAGGCGGTGGCCGAGGATGTCGTGCAGGCGACGATGCACTCGCTCTATCCGGACGTCACGCCGCTCGACGTTCGCAGGGAACTCGACTATCTCGCCGATCGCGTGCTCGCGCGGCTGCGCAAGGAGCCGTCCGGACGCTGGTGGAGCGATCTGACGCGCTACGGCGTCGCCGTAGCCGAGTACACGATCGATTGCGAGCCGGGGATCGCGCGGCCGATCAAGTATTGGCATCCGTGACGGGCCGCGAGTGTCCGATGATGCATGCACGGCATCGGGCTTCGAGCGCCGAATGAAAATGACGGATTCCAAATTAACCGTCGGCACCCGTGACCAGCCGGGCGACGAGCACGCATCGTCGAGCGCGCGGGATCATGCCGGCGCGTCCGTTCGCCGCTCGCCACCCGGTGACGCCGCAGCGTCAAGCCTTCCGGAACCCTTCCGCGATGGCCCGCACGCGCAACGTCCTTCACGACATCGCCGCATCGCCCCGTAAAGGTTTATAAAGCCTTTAACGCGTGGCAGGCGTGCCGTCGTCTCGGCGCGCGCGAGCGTCGCCGTTTCGATCCGCGTCACCGCCGCCGTCGGCGCGCGATCATAAAGCCGATTAAAAGACCCCCGGCGCTTGCCGCCCGATGATGGGCGACATGAACGCTACCGCACTTCACTTTTTCAATCGCGACACGCAGGCCGGCATCGCCGGCCGTGCGAGTGCGCATGCCATGCGCGACGGGTTCGCCGGCATGCGGGCGCAACGCCGGACGCGTGCTCACGTGCGGATCGGCGTGCCTGCGCGGCCGTCTGCCGACACGCAAGCGCACCCGCGAACGCAAGGGCAGCCGCAGGCGAGCGTCGCGGCGCGAATCGCCATGCACGTTGCGCTGCATCCCGCTTCTCGCGCCCCTTCGTGCATCGCTTCGCGTACCGCTTCGCGGCAGCGCGCGCCGAAGCAGTTCACCCACCCACACCATGCCGCGGCGGCGTCCCCCGCGAGCGCGCGACGCGTGTCGCGGCGCGCCGTTGCCGCGTGCGACGCCACTCGCCGGGAGCGTATCTGATGGCGGCCACGCAAGACATGATCGACGCGCTCGTCGCGCGGCTTCGCCAGGCGCTGCCCGATCTCGCCGTCGAGCATTTTCCCGCGCCGCCGGACGCGTACGCGCTGACGCATGCCGTCGGCGCGCTGCTCGCCGGTTACGCGGGCAGCGAGTACGGCCCGCGCGTCGACGCCGCGGCGAGCGTGCAATCGCGCCGCGCGAAGTTCGCCGTGACCGTCGTGTCGCGGCAGCTTGCCGGGCGCGGCGGCGCGCTCGACGCGCTCGACCGCGCGCGCCGCGCGCTCGTCGGCTTCGCGCTGCCCGACGGCGAGACGCTCGCGGCCGCGGCCGACACGTTCGTCGGCCGCACCGACAGCGAGTGGCGCTATGCGATCGAGTTCGCCGCGGATGCGGTGATCGTCGAGGAGGCCGAGCCGGTCGACGGCCCGTTGTTGACCGAAGTTACCTACGAGGAGAAACCATGAAGTACCTGTACAGCGGCCCGATCAGCGGCGTTTCGCTGCAAGACGGCACGCAGATCCGTGAAGTGATGCTGCATCCGGGCGCGGCCGTCGAGCTGCCCGAGCAGCACGAATACACGAAAACGCTGCTCGCGCTGGGCCATTTGCGCCCGGTCGCGCCGCACGACGACGAGCCCGCGCGCGAGCGCGCGGCGCAAGACCAACCGCAAGCCGCGGCGAACGACGCGGCGTTGAAGGGAGCATAAACGATGGCGGCAAACTATCTGCATGGCGTCGAAACCATCGAGACCGAAAACGGCTCGCGGCCGGTGAAGGTCGTCAAATCCGCGGTGATCGGCCTGATCGGCACCGCGCCGACGGGCCCGGTCAACCGGCCGGTTCAGTCGTTGTCCGAGCGCGACGGCGCGCAGTTCGGCCCGCAGCTCGCGGGCTTCACGATCCCGCAGGCGCTTGACGCGGTCTACGATTACGGCGCGGGCACCGTGATCGTGATCAACGTGCTCGATCCGAAGGTTCACAGGAGCGCGATCGAAGCCGAGAGCGTGACGTTCGATGCGGCGACCGGCCGCGCGACGCTCGCGCACCCGGCCGTCGCGAATCTCGTGCTCAAGAGCGATAACGGCAACACGACGTACGCGGCGGGCGTCGACTTCTCGCTCGATCCGGTGACGGGCGCGATCACGCGTCTGAAGACGGGCGCGATTCCGGCCGGCGCGACGAGCGCGAAGGCGGCGTACGAGTACGCCGACCCGACGAAGGTGACGGCGGCCGACATCATCGGCGCGGTGAACGCGGCCGGCATTCGCACCGGCATGAAGGCGCTGAAGGACACGTACAACCTGTTCGGCTATTTCGCGAAGATCCTGATCGCGCCCGGCTACTGCACGCAAAGCTCGGTCGCGGCGGAGCTCGAGGCGGCGGCCGACCAGCTCGGCGCGATCGCGTACGTCGACGCGCCCGTCGGCACCACGTTCGCGCAGGCGATCGCGGGCCGCGGCCCGGCCGGCACGATCAACTTCAACACGTCGAGCGAGCGCGTGCGCCTCTGCTACCCGCACGTGAAGGTCTACGATCCGGCGACCAACGCCGAGCGCCTCGAGCCGCTGTCGTCGCGCGCCGCGGCGCTGCGCGCGCGCGTCGATCTCGACAAGGGCTACTGGTGGTCGAGCTCGAACCAGCGGCTCGTCGGCGTGACGGGCGTCGAGCGCCCGCTGTCGGCGATGATCGACGATCCGCAGTCCGAAGTGAACCTGCTCAACGAGCAGGGGATCACGACCGTGTTCAACTCATACGGCTCGGGCCTGCGCCTCTGGGGCAACCGCACCGCCGCATGGCCGAGCGTCACGCACATGCGCAACTTCGAGAACGTGCGCCGCACGGGCGACGTGATCAACGAATCGCTGCGCTACTTCAGCCAGCAGTACATCGACATGCCGATCGATCAGGCGCTGATCGATTCGCTCGTCGAATCGGTGAACGGCTTTGGCCGCAAGCTGATCGGCGACGGCGCGCTGCTCGGCTTCAAGGCGTGGTTCGATCCGGCGCGCAACCCGAAGGAGGAACTGTCGGCGGGCCATCTTCTGATCAACTACAAGTACACGGTGCCGCCCCCGCTCGAGCGCCTCACGTACGAAACCGAGATCACCTCGGAATATCTGCTCACGCTGAAGGGAGGCAACTGACATGGCAGGCGGCATCAAGATCAATCGCATCACGAACGCGAACGTCTACGTGAACGGCAACTCGATGCTCGGCAAGGCCGAGGAAATCAAGCTGCCGGATATCCAGGCGATCATGGTCGAGCACAAGGCGCTCGGGATGATCGGCAAGGTCGAGCTGCCGGGCGGGCTCGACAAGCTCGAAGGCGAGATCAAATGGAACTCGCTGTACGCGGACGTCGCGCGCGCGATGGCGAACCCGTTCCAGGCCGTGCAGCTGCAGTGCCGCTCGAACATCGAGACGTACGGCGCGCAGGGCCGCGTGCAGGAAGTGAGCCTCGTCACGTATCTGACCGTGATGTTCAAGAAGAATCCGCTCGGCACGTTCAAGCAGCACGAGAACGCGGATTTCAGCTCGTCGTTCGGCGCGACCTACGTCAAGCAGGTGATCGACGGCCAGGAAGTGCTCGAACTCGACTACCTCGCGAACATCTTCCGCGTCGACGGCGTCGACATGCTCGCTGCCTTCCGCTCGAACATCGGCGGCTGATCGCGGCGGGCGGCCCGCGGTGCGCGCACGGCGCGTCGCGGGCCGCGCGATTCGCGATTCGTGATTCGCACGTTTCGGCGATTTCCCGATTTCCCGATTTCGCAACGAGCAACACGCAACAAGCAACGAGCAACGAGCGACATGCTCCGCCTCCGCGGCATCGGCCTCGCCGTTCGCGGCTCACGATTCACGTCCCGGCCATTCCGGTTCGACCCGCTTCGGCGGGTCTTTTTTTAGCCGTCTTCAAAAGCCCTCGCCAGGGCCCCCGCCCGACAATGTGCTCTCGATCCCTACGGAGCACACGATGATCATCACTCTCAAGCACCCCCTGAAGCTCGCGACCGGCGAAACCGTATCGACGCTCACGCTGCGTCGCGGCAAGCGCAAGGACATGGCCGCCGCCGCGAAATACAGCAGCGACGCCGGCGAGCAGGAGGATTTTCTGTTCGCGCGCCTGACGGGCCTCACTGTCGAGGACATCGGCGAGCTCGATCTCGCCGATGCGAAGCAGCTCGCCGACTCCTTTCGCGACATGGTCGAGGAGCGCGATGCCGCCGTCGATGCGAGCGCCCCGGCGGGCGCGGCCGGGCGCGACGTCCGAATCGATGGACGCGACGCTGCGGCCGCTCGATGAAGTGTTGCTGCTGGTGCTGAAGATGCAGCCGTCCGAGATCGCGGAACTCGACCTCGACGACTACTGGCACTGGATCGACGCCGCCGAGCGCGAGATCCGGCGGCGCAACGATGCGATCAAGGCATCGTAGCGGCCGGCGAGACCGCGCAGCGCTGAGCGGTATGCGCCGCGCGGCGCGTGCGGGCAAGCGGACGCGAACGGCGACATCGAACGGCAGGCGGCGGCCTCGGCGCGTGCCGCAACGGCAACGTCAACAGCAACGTCAACGCTCAGGATAGACATGGCAAGCGACTTTTACATCGGAATCAGAGCCGGCGCGGCGACGCGCGACGCCGTGAGCAGCGCGCTGTCCGGCGCGAAGTCGACACTGGACGACCTCGGGCGTGCTGCGGATGCGCTGCGCGCGAAGCACGATCGACTCGGCGGGACGATGGCGCAGGCGCTGACGCATCCGCTGCGCAACGTCGGCGCGCTGCGCGCGCAGTACGACCAGCTCGGCCGCGCGATCGACCAGGTGCAGACGCGTCACGCGGCGCTCAATGCGCGGATCGAGCGCGGCGATGCGCTGGGCAGGCAGCGCGGCGCATACGTCGAGAACATCGGCAAGCTCGTCTCGAATACGAAGGCCGTCGCCGCGCCGGTCATCGGCGCGGTGGCGCGCGCGGCGGATTTCGAGGCGGCGCTGCGCGGCGTCGCGATCGACGGCGGCCTGTCGCGCGCCGACGAGCGCACGCTCGGCGAGGCGATTCGCGACGCGGCGCGCACGA